GGTTATTGAAGTGAAAGTTGCTAGAACACATCAGGATGCATTACTACCAACTAAAGGCAGTGTTCATGCTGCTGGATGGGATTTATATTCACTAGAAGACACTGTTGTCAAGCATAGAAGTAGTACTATGGTAAGAACTGGACTTCATGTTGCCATTCCTGAGGGTTATGAAGGCCAAGTTAGAGCTCGTTCATCTCTTGGAAAAAAAGGTTTGATATTACCCCACAGTATAGGTACAATTGATGCTGATAAGATGATCAACGTAACAATGCCTGAAGGATTAGGACCTGTTAGTGGTCAACAAATTATGGTTACTAAATCGCCAGACAGTGAGGGCAACATCTATGCATATACCCCTGATGGTAAACCTATAGGAAAAGTAGAAGCGGCATCGGACTTAGGAAAAGTAATATCCCAGTTGTCAGCAGAAGAATCCATAAACCAACAAGTAGCAGCAGAATCTTCAATAGATGCATCAGCGTTGCCGGTAGATACAGAGCAACTCCCCACAGGAAGCGCAGTAATAGATACAGCAACAGCAGAGACAGAAGAAGCTCAATCATTAGCAATGTCCGGTGGTGGTAGTATGAACACTAATATGGCCATGACAAGTGTAGATCAAAGTCAAAGAGTTGTTAACCAAAACTCGACCACCGGCATAATATACACCGGTGGCCAAAGTAGCCTAGGCGGAAGATCCGGCCCAGGCATTCCTGGTTAATTATTCTTCAGCTAATTTCTTAAAGAAATCAAGAGAACCGTCATCATCATCATCTTGGATGATAGGTGCAGATTCCATTTGCTTCTCTGGAATAGAAGGAGCCGCTACTTGTTCAAAAGAATCATCTTCTGCAGTTGTAGAAACATTACTTCCATCTAGACCTAATACTCTATTGAGTTTAGCTTGAAGCTCTTCAAAGGTTTTGAAGTTTGACGGATCAACAAAGTCGTTAAGAGCGTATTGTGATTGCCATACTGCCTCTAGTTCGCCATCTTCATCAAATAAAGGAGCAGGAACATCAAGTTCAGACTTGTCGTAGTTTCTGTACCCTTCTACATTACGAATTTTCAATTTGAAGTCAGCGCCTTCCCACAAATCAAATGGGTTCACTGGCTTCTCATCTTCGAACTGAGGATTCATAGCCTCGTTTAGCTTGTCAAAGATTTTCTTACCATACTTGTAAAGGAATACTTTACCTTCGTTATCTGGATTAGCTGGATCTTTAACAACATAGATATTGCTAATGAAAGAAAGTCTACGCTTTTGCTTTCTAGCTTTATCTTTGTTTGACTCAATACCAGAGTTCCACAACATAGAGTTGTATTCTGATACTGGATCTTTTTGACCTAGAGTGGTCAATGAGTTTTCAATATACCAACCGCCAGGTCCTTGGAATCCGTGATCCCAAATTCTTACGAATGGTACGTCCTCACCATTAGACTCTGGCAAGAATCTAATAACAGCATAGCCATTACCAGCCTTGTCGACTTCTGGCTTCCAGAAACGATCGTCTGGACCAGGGCCGCTAGTCTTTTGGTTGAGTTTATTTAGAGATTGAGTTAGCTTATCAAAGCCCTCAGTACGATTGCGCTTAAGCGCTGCAAATGAATCTGTCATGTATCCTCCTATATGCGTTATATGACGTTATATGCGTTTTATTTAAATTTAGAGATAATGATATCTCTATACTTATTTATGTCAACATTGAGAAAGGGGCTGTATTTTGTTGCTTTCATTTTTATGTCAGGCCACATAATATCATCCTTCAATTCCTTATCCCAATATTTGAACATTTTAACACATCTATCAATTAAGATCAACGTCTCAAGGCAAATATCTTTGCGCATGTATAATCTTAATAGATATGGATGTGAGTTTTGAGGCACAATGATATTGTCATTGAAGTCCTCTTTCATCTTGCTAAGGTCGTTCTTAAACACATAGCTCAATGATTGCTGTCTCTTTCTATATTCTGTGTAAATCTCATTTGCTTTGTCTTCTCTAATATCGCCAATATAAAAGTCATCGCTGTCAATGAAATTAGCAATAAGAAACTCAAC